ATAGGTAGACTGCCCTGTCTGTTGCTTCATCTGGCAAGTCTAACAGCCTAGCATCTTCCTTGTTTAAAGTGTCGTAGTGCAAATCTATCAAATCGGAATAATCGGTTAGCATGATACAGCCCCCCTGATGCAGTCTTGATAATCCATAGTTGAAACAAAAGCATACATAGCAAATAAAACTACTGCGGCAACTAAGCCTTTGATGCTGTCGCTGTCCATGCGTTCCTCTTTGTTATAGTCCATATAAGTTCTTTGATATAAGTCGTTCATTTTTGTTACCTCTGTTTGATTAGTTGCCCCCTTTCGAGGGCAGTTTGATTATGACTCTAAATTTTTATCTACTTTGTCCATTAGCCACATTATTGTATATGAATTATACTCAGCTGCTTTTAGGGCTTTGATACAGTCGTATCTAGTAAGACCTCTTCTTAGCATACTGTTCATTTTATTAACAATTAGCTGTGTTGCGAATGAATCTTTCATGTTATTGCTCTCTGTATTTGATTAATGTATAACTATTATTATACAGATATTTATAAAAGTAAAGCCTTTTATTAACTTTTTTTAATATTCTCCAATTCTGTACTCTTCATCCCTGATTTTTTCCTTTAATTCCTTTTGAAATTCTATAACTTCTTGCCTGTCAAACTTAGGTGCTGGTCGCCATGCTAGTTTTTGCATTGCCCTGATTCGTCTAGCACCATACATATCTTCCATATAGATGCGGTAGGCTTCTTGTATCTTAGTTGTTTTCATACCCCACTGGTTACAAGCTGGGCATTGAGGGTGAATGTTTTCTTCAAACAACTTAAAGACTGTATGCCGCCTGCTGTAAAAATGACCGCCTTGCATTGACTTATAATGGTCAACCTTGCCGCAAGTAACGCAGGTGCAATACCCATTATCATCTGCCGCTTTTATTCTTACATATCTTTGCAACAGCTTGGCGGCTTTCTCTACCTCTTGTGCAACAGTTAGTTTCTTTCTCTTAGCCATTCATTCCTCATTGCTCTTAACAAGTATAATGGGCTGTGTACCAACTCCCAGATCACAAAGAGGGCAAACACCATAAGCCACAAGATCGCTAGAAGTCCACAACTCGAGACCACCACCGCAAGTTGAACAAAATTCTTTATTAACTGTAATATGCTTTTCATTATCATTATCGCCACCATCAGGAAATTTTATAACTTTGCTCATTTAACAGCATCGACATTAATTTTTACTCTTGAATCTTCACCATATTGCTTGTGATAAACAATAGCCGTCATAGATCGCTCTGCACCAAAGCCCGAATCACTATGCCATTGATCGGTGGAACACAAAGCACCCCAATGGCTAAACTGCATACTTCCTACCTCTCTGCTCATGTGGTGGTGTATATGCCCCAAATGGCAGTAGCGGTTCTTACATTGCGACCATTCATCATCTAGGTTAGTTATTACCGCCTGTAGAATTTGCTCATGTTTAATTCTATCGCCATGATGATAGACAAATAGGTTGTTTTCCCATTCCCAGTGTAGGAATTTTGAGTAGTTTTTAAGCACATCTACTCTTGGTTCTTTGTCGTATAGTAACTCTAGGCAACTAGACAAGTGGCAAGCCATATCTGAATCATGGTTGCCTCTAACATTGATAACAACAACTTCCTGATGTGTCTCTAGCATCTTATCTATAAGCAACTGAAACAACCGACCTGCTAGTTTAAACGTCTTTCCAATTCGTGTATCAACATCTACTGGCGTTCCCGCTGTAGTAGTATTGGCACTAGAGTCAGCGTGAAAAAAATCACCTACGTTTACTAAAACACCTGTATGAGCGTTACCAACTCTCTTTGCTAGTCGATCAACAGCATTGCCTAGAATCTTTGTTGCTATTTTTACATCCCAATCATCGTCATCTAGCTTAGTATCGGAGTCAGCAAGCATACCAAAATGGTGATCGCCTATCAGATACATAGCGCAATAGTCGCTGTCTACCTCTTTAGGGGGCTTCTGTGGCTTTTTAAGCCCTGTTATGTCATCGACTAACCCATCCAGTAAGGCTTCGATTTTTGCTCGCATATCGCGTTTAAGTGGTTCTTGGATAACCCATTGCAAGGCAACTGAACCATCGTCTTTATATGCGGTGGAAATGCGTTTGGCTTCAAAGCCTTCTGCGGTTTGTCTGGTCAAATCTCGGTGGGGTGCAACTCCGACTGATGCGGCTTTTGCTTCTACTAATTTTATTCCGCGATCAACTGCCCTGCGGCTCACGCCTAATTTCTTTGCGGCTTTTGTGTGTGATCCACATTCTATTGTGGCTTCTAGGTATTCTCTTTGTCTATCAGTTATTGGTATGTCTAACTCTAACAGTGTTCTTGGGTCTATCTTGTCCATCCCTAATTCTCCTGTTGTTTTAGCAACTCCGCATATTCGCTTTCTTTTGGAATTGTTAGGTTTATCCCCTGCTCTCTTGCCCAATGATAGCACTGATCCATAAAATGCACCATATCACCCTTATTTAGATCAGAACTGCGCTTAACTTGCCCTTTAATCTCTGTCTTACTAATCTGGAAATTATCTGTACCTATAAACCTGCGCTTTAACCATAGCTTCCATGCTTCCAGAGCATCACCCTCTGTAACCTTAAAGCCTTTCTTCTCCATGCCTTTTGCTATCTCTCTGCACCACATATGCAATAAGGCGTTTTGGTTAAGGCTTCTTGGGCTTTGATATGGCTCTAACTTAACCGCAAGAGGCTGACTAAAGTCCCAGCCCATCATGTTGTCAATTAGGTACTTAGCTTTTTTCTCTACATCTTGCTTGTTATTAAACTTCACAAACGCCCCCTCAGTCATAAACTTTTGCTTAACCAAACCTGACTAACTTTTTCAAAATAGGTTTCATGCCTTGACTCAGTTAAATCAGGCTTGTTTTTCCACTTGTTTGGAATCTTATGTGCATTCAATGGGACTAGTTCTTTATCAGTGATGTATTTTTTATTGTGCGCTCTACTGACAAAGCACCTATAACTTACACCCGCAACTTCTGCAAATTCTTTATATGTGTATTTTTCACCATTAACTAAACTATTGTTTGTGCCTCGATATTCAATTTTTCTAATATTACCCATTATGCCCTCTCAATAATTATGTCGTCATACCCTTGCTCAATCCAAGAGTCAGCAAAATCCTGTGCATCTTCTCTGTAATCAAAAAAGTACGGCGTACTTCCTACCCAGACAATCCACTTAGATTCTTTCACTAATCTATCTCCGTAGCATATTCAATAGTTGCTTCCATATAATCTTCTTCGCAAAATTGTGTTCCATTCCAGCAAAGCATATCTAAAACATCTTGTTCAGCGGTTTCTTTTTCTTTAGATTCAATATCGACAAAACCATAACTTTTGTATTCGTAATATATTCTATGCTTCATGTCTTTCACCCCCATCAAAGTAAAAGCCTTTGGTTCTAAGATAAAATTGTTTAGCTTCTAACTTAGCACCTTCGTGTTGTATCCAACTAACATCTGCCAGCTTATCTTCAATGCTTATAGCTTTTGAACTAGTTGTTCTAGCCCTTGCCTGTGGTGAGCCGCCTTTGTCTTGCGCTCTAGCCAGCCAAGAGTTGATAAACCGCTTAATTCCTTTAGGTGTTTTTCTTCTAGTAGGGTTAGCATCTAGCCATGATTCCATAGCGGCTAATTCTTGATGCACATCTACTGCCTTATATATTTTCTGCCAAGCGATAACATCCTTGTCATCAGCTATATAGGTAGAACCATTATTGAGTAACATTTTTATCACCTAAACTGTATTCAACAATATTGCATTTTTCATTCCATCTATTTTTTACTGTAATCCTTTTTTTGCTTATAGATATTCCATCTGCCAGCATTTCCGATATTCTCGCAGATAGTCGATAAATACCTAAATCTAACATAGCCTCTCTAGCAGTGATGAATTTATTTTCTAAAAGATAATTATGTATTCTTTGATGTTGTGTCATTTTAGTCTCCTATGGCTCGGACTAGCCTCGCCTGTTATGTTATTAAATGTATATTTAAATATATATTTTTCAGATAAGTTTCACCCTTTAACCTGTCGCAGTTAAATTTTTAGATCAAAGGGCTTGCGCTACTCTGCGGTTATTTCGTTATCGTATCGAATATCTAATCTATCCGTCAGCAGAAACCGATCTGCTTCAGGGGCTATGTCAAGAGGGTCAACTTCGCTCTGGCGTTTGATTTAAGAGATTCGCCAGCCTCTAGCCCGATAACTAGGCGTGTAAAGAAAGGGGATTAAAATACATTACTAGACGTTAAAGTAATGTGTTAGACTATCCTTTCTGTATCCGCACATACAGTATTGCAATAATACTTGCACTTGTAAAGCCCCCTTTATAGGGGGTTTTATTTTATAGGGTAATAAAATCGTCTAATTTGTAATCTAAAGCTGTGCAAATCTTCACTGCTGTATCTAACCTGCAATTCTTTTTATTACGCCATATATTAATCTGTTGCCTGTGAACGCCTAAACTCCTAGCTAAATCGCTACTGTTAATGTTTTTAGTCTCTTGCGCTCTCTTTAACGACTTTCCAAAATCTATCATTTAATTCTCCTATGTGTTAAATTGGTCGGGATGGTTTCCCCGCCATCACTCCTATGGTTTACCCACCCCTTCGGGGGTGGGGTTTTTAAGCTAAAAAGGAATGTCATCATCTAGCAATTCAGCTTCTTGCAATACTTTTTCAACCTTTTGTGTAGTCTCATACTGTGATGAACCTGCTGGCGAACTAGTGTCAGTGTAGAACACTTTGACATTGCCCAGTATTGGCGTTTTCTGACCTGCTTCTCGTTCTTCTTTAGTCTGGCTCTGGCTAACAAAGCCATTGTTTTCGTATTGGTCTTGGTTAGTAGTATCTACAAAGGTTGTCAGGTCTAAATAAGTACCTTTAGCACCTTTATATAATCTTTCTTTGTCGATCTTTGTTACATCTAGTCTTACGTTAATACCTACTTTCATCATCTTCTCCTATTGGGCTTGTCTAAATTCAGGGGTTTTCATTATGGCGCGTTCTTTTGTGCTAAACACCCCACCTTTGCTTGGTGCTTTCCATAGCAGTTGTTTCTCAGTATCGCTTAATTCTTTCCATGCTTCGTTTGCTGTTGAGTAATCATCCATTGCAATGCCGTCTTTAATAGCTTTGACGCTAGGCAAAAGATCAACAATCATATCTTGGTATTCTTGAGTTTTAGTCTGTTCTGATCTAAGCATTGCAGATTCTGCATCATCGTCTGCTGTCGGTATACCTGCGATAGACTGTAGTGCATATCTTCGCGCATAAGTGATAGCTGAACCTGCCGCTTGTGGGTCTTGTTTTACAATAGGCAGTACAAACTCTGACTCTAGCCATTGTCCTGAAACGTGCATTAGTCTAGTTGCTACGCCTACGCCTATTTCATTGCTTACAGGCAACTGCGTGTAGCTTAGACCATTATCACCAAATGGTTGCTTGATAGCCTTGATGACTGACGTTAGATCAGCATAGCTTGATTTAAAGAATGGGTTGGCACTGTCTTTGACAGCACCCCCCATCTGACCTTGCGCTAGACACAATGCTAACGCTAGTTCATTTGTTTCTGTACTACTATTCATTTGCTTCTCCCATGATTTCTAAAAATTTACGTTCTGAATACCAAGTAGCACTCTGCTCACTAGCATAGGCATCCCCATAACCTGCATAATATTGCGCTGACTCACATTCCCTAGCTGGTCTAGCGTGTACGCAGTCCCATTCGCCAGCTTCGTAGTCAGTTAGTTTGTTTAAGTCTGTCATAATAGTCTCCTTTGGTTGCCCCCTTTCGGGGGGTTTATAATTATATTGCATCAATAGTTTGCATTTTTTCTTCTATTAGCTTTTCAATGTAAGCGTTTACTTGTGCATTATGCTTAATTGTTGCTTCTGCGTTGTACTTAACATTTTCGCTGTTAAGTTTTTTTAGTAGCTGGATTAAAGTCATGTGTATTTCCTCTGTAAATTTGATTAATGTAAAGCAAATATATCACATATTTAGAGAAAGTAAAACATTTATTTAACTATTAGGCAAAAAAAAGCCCCAATTAAGGGGCGTTTCGGACAAAAGGTTGTAGTTTATGTCCGCTAGTAAGACCAGATTGACACTTCTGGGTAGTTTTCTACATCAGGAAAATCTTCTTTAGTGCAACCATCTATATGGATAAATCTACCAGTACCTTTTTGCTGTACTCCAATTCTAGTGATGCCATGCTTCTGTGCTACAGAAATTAGCTTTAAGGCATCTTCGCCTCTACATAAAATATCAACGGCCTTGCCAGTTGTATGTACCCCAACAAATTGTTTCCGCTGTTCAATTGGATGTAGGGGCGATCTACAAGCAGATGATACTGGAAAAGGGAAACCGCATTCTTCTCTAATTTTGTTTAACTTTTCTAAAAACTTTTCATCAAAAAAATACTCGCCAGTGTGCTTACACTTTAACTCTTTTTCAGTAAAATAGTTTTTTGCGCTTTGTTTTGGCTTGGCTTTTGCCTTTGGCTTAGTGTCTGTCATGTTACTTCCTCAAATTCATAAGTTTTGATGCACCTTTAATTCCAAAACTGGAACTGATGCAAATAAATAATAGGTATTGATACCATTCTGGCAGTTGACTTAATGCCGCAAAGCCCTGCTCAACTCTATCAATAACTGTCAAATCATTAACTACTATAGCATAACCAATCATAAAAATTGGGATAGCCAAAACGCCAGTCCAAAATTCATCTTTAAGGCTGTTTGCAGAGGCATCAACCATCTTATTTTCCCACTCAGCATCGTTTTTAATCATGCTCATTTTTGCTTTGTGCTTGGCTTGCTTTTCTTCTGCCTTGTTCTTTAAGTAGCCACCTGCAATGTTAGCTATTGGGCTTATTAATGATTGCCACATAAATCACCTATAGGGGTTCGATAAATATGAGATTGCTTGCCACAAATCTTCTGCCTCTTTTGTAAGTACAGTTATACGATCTGCAATATCTTCGTTATCTCTGGTTGTAATTTCAGCCGCCGCAACTGTGCCTTTCATAGCCTCTATCTCTTTAGATAGCGTAG